CTGCTGTATCATCTGCAAAAGAAGTTTCATCATTTGATACATACGATTGTCTGTCTTGTATATTCCATCCGTCAACAAAATTCCAACAATTCCCCCAGGGGTTTTCAATCCCACGGTAAGAAACCCATGGATTACCATCTGCGTCATCAATGCCGCCGGAGCCGTTGCCAATGACGTTGCTTAAACCGGGAGCAGTGTGTGGGGAATCTGCCTGATCGCTACTTGATTCTACATATGTACGATCCACGTTACCACGCCCCAACACCGCTTGACTGTTCCAGCTGCCGTACTCGGTAACAAACAGCATCATCACCGCTTGCCACTGCCAGAAGTCATAAAGCTGGAATCCTGCGTTCTCAGCCAATATGCGGAATTCATTACGTGTCAATCCAACCATTGGGAAGTTACCTGTTGCAACGGATGCCAGCATATCTTCCCCTAGTGCTACTCGGCTAGAGTTATCGTCCAGGTTCAGACCGTCGATGTACGCGCCGGCACTGGTGTCATAGACAATCGCGTCATACGCGCCCACATACGATTTCAGTACACCACCGTCAAAGGCAGGATGCAAGACATATCCAGGTAATGGCTCAGGAGATACTGACCATGTAGCAACATGACCATTAAATGCTGTTCGTACATAGAACGGTGCGATCTCAACCATCACCTGACCGTCAGTTCCGTCAAGATTAGCTGGAGTTACACCGTCCGCTTGTAATGTGCTGTCATATTCATCCAAGTAGTACTGCACGGTTCCCGTATTATCAACAACACAACGTCTCATAGATTCATGTGCAGCATTAGCATGTGGATTACCAGACCATGTATCCGTTTCCATGTTCCACGATACTGTTGCTGCATTACTAGCATAAGCAATAACCTCTACATCATCTAATCTATTGACTGTTTCATCAATGGCATTTTGTGTATTGGTTGATGTAAGGCTGCTTGTTGAATTATCATACTCTGTGTTAATTGCTAAGTTTTTATATTCAATTTCGTGCCAAGCACCTGTAATATGCTGTAATAATACCCATGTTTGATATGATAGTGTAGAATTAGCGCCACTATTGAGTATAATACCATTAGTAACAGTGCTATGTTCTAAAGTCACTGTTCTTTCAGAACTTGTTGCGCGAAGTGCAATAATAGCACCAGATTGTAAATTATCAGACACGATGACTGAAAGCGTATCACTTTCAGCAGATTCCTCTGTATCAACTATACAAAAAGCACTTGAAGGTGTTATCTGTCCTGATGTGATCGTTAAACTTTCTGGCTCTTGGCCGCCGGGCAATTGCATTGTCGCGTCTAGCCACTTCATAAATTCAGTCCGTGCAAGTGCTGCTGTCCATGTTGGTGATGTGTCAAATATTACACTGCTTTCAGGAAATTCTGCCATTTTCTTTACTCCTCAAATGCTGCGCCCTGAATTCTAGCGTCGATAATGCCAGCAACGGCGTTGCCAGACAAATCTAAGCATCGAACTGTTGGACCTGTTGTTAAAATTCCGTCTGTTATATCACCACGATCAATTACTTGTACGTTAACTGCATTATTTCCTTCTATATGTTCAAGACCAAAAGTTATTGTTTTAATCCATCGCATTTTATTCGGTGGTACTGGAATTATTGTTCCTGTATTAGATACATCAAATCTATCATAAGATATTTCATAATCTGGAACATCTAAAGTCACTGCTACATCGTTTATAAGTGTAAACTCATCTGATGTTGTTTTTACTTTTATATAAATTTCATCACCAGTACGGCCATTTATATAATCAGGAAGTGGTTTCCATAATGCCTCTTGTTCTGAGCCCCACATAACATCTTCAATCCACATTTGTTCTTCAGACCACATTTGTCTTTTTTGCCCATACACATACAGTATCTGAGCAATATGGCCTTGTTCTATATCAACATCAACTGATATATTTGCACGATTATATTTATCTGTGACTATCTGGACAAAGTCGTATGTCATTTCTTTATAACCAGTACCCCAAAAAGCTTCTGTATCCCATATTTGTGTACTAGCCCACATCTGATCTGAGCTGTTTGCTTGTAATGCATTTTCTGTTGTTATAAATCCATTTTTTAACGTGCCCGGCCATCCATCATCTGCATGACTAATTGTTTTAACAACATTATCTACAGGAACACCATTTATATTAATATCTATTGTAACTATAGAACTATAATTTCCAAGTTCATCAACAGTTCTTACCCATAGTCTTCTAGCTATTTTTGACCACGGTGTTATATCAAAAAACTGGTCACGTGTGTATGTTTCTGTTAACAACATAGCAACATCAAAACTATCACTAACATTCATTGTAGCATACACTTCCCAACCAACAACATCAATGGGCACAAATGATGGCATTTTCCACGTAACTGTATTGCCTTCAATAGTCATCTCTGTAGGCGCTGGCGGTTCTGACCTGCGGCCAACAATAGTATGTTGCATTAAGGGCGACCAGTCACTTAGCATTCCAACTTTACACCCGCTTATTTGCAATTCATGTGTATCACCTTCTAATACATTGTTAACATCCAAAAATCCATTAGCAGCATCACCTGTTATATAAATCCATTCATCTTCTTTATCAGGGCAACGATGTCGAACTTTAACACTATCACAATCTGGCGTAAAAAAGTTAATACGCATTATTGGTACAGTACGTCCATCAAGAGAAACTAATACTGTCTCATCAGATACTATAGATGTTATTTGTGGTGGTTCTGGTATATTATATTTCGGAATATATGGTTGTGTTATATTTGAATTAAAATCTGGAATCTCTTGTGTATCAACATCAAAAATATCTGGTGAATAATCAACTGCATTTATTATAGCAGTCATATCAGCACCAGGTGTGATCGACGTAACTATAAGTTCGGCAGTTTCTTGTGCTGTTTCGCCAAACATAAACAGATCGTCCGCTGACGGGACATATCCTTCACCAGACAATATTATTGTTGTCGTAGCTTCACTATCTGTTACAACGTCACGTGTGTGTGAAACACCAGTGTTATCCCGCCAACGCAGTGTATATGTAATGTCCTCTTGCATAGGACACAATTCATCAACAGTTATCGTTTGCCCATCAACACTTTTGACACGCCCACTTGATATTCCCCAATATGTTACATCATGGCTTACTCGTATCAGATCACCACGAGTACAAACAATATGTTCCATATCGGCACTAAACTCGTAGCGCTCAGGCCGTAATTTTGCAACAGCCATGTGATAACGCGCAAGACTATAAACTTGATCAGGATTTGTGACACCTTTTAGTTCAAGCCCTTCATAAAGGGTCGCGTTTTTGTTATTATAGCCATCATTAAAAACAATATACTCGTCAGTCTGGTAGTTCTTTCTTTCGTTGATAAATGTGACACGAAATGCATGTGGTATTTCAGGTAAAATTTTTGTACTTGAAAATCCCCATGAATTCCTGGGTGTGAAATGCTGTATTACATTGTTTCTTGGTTCATCAATTACAACCGACCATTGCCCGTCTGGTCGTGATACAGATGCACGGCCTGCGGATGTTATTGCGCGTAGTATATTAAAAACACTGTCTTGTGTATCGAGTACGTGGTTAAATTCAAAGTTATGTTCTTCACAAAACTCATGCCAATAGGCAAGCTGTTCAAGGTCTATTTGATCATCAGGAACTGGCTTTGCATTTGCAGGATGTTGTAGAACATGTCTGAAAAGCGATGCAGGATTAGACGTTGCCGCAAGTTCCCATTCTGATGTTGTTTTATTCCAATCAAGGCAATAAGACTGACATACAGTGTTAAAATCGCTTATCGTGTTATTAAGCTGATCCGTAGCTTTTACGTATATATTAACTATATCAAGTGGCTTTGGAAATTTAATTGGAGATACTTTAGAAACAGCGCGTAATGTTCCCCAGTAACATTTGTCAAGAATTTGCGTTGATGTAGTATCAGCAGTTGTTCTGCAAACCCGAACGTCATATAAGCCCTTTTCTGGAAGGTTTATTGTATATGTTCTGCGAAGAGCTTTTGCTGTGGCAGCGTAAAAACTTGCAGATACAAGTTTACAGTAACCAGGGTTTATCCTTATTGTATATCTATAATAAAATGTGGATCCATGTCTTTCTTTATCTGGTGGACTTACATAAACACCAAAGCCTGAGTTTATCCTGCTGTCATTTGCATAAACAACACTACTTCCTATATCGGCATCACCATATAATCTTATATATGCTATAGGTATATTATTACCAGATACTGTTATATAAGAACTAGCATTATAAGCACTTTTTTTATATGTTATATATCCTTGTGGTGTTATATAGTATGTTACCCAACTTGATGTTGCAGGCACATCAAAGTTATCTGATCTACCTTCTATATAGCTATTGCCAGCTTCAAGCGTTTTCCAAGCACCAGTCCCTTTTGGTGCATACTGCATTGATATATTAACACGCCTTTTTACACGTTTGCCGTTATCATCATATCTACACAAACCTTGAGGAAAAGAAATATCAACTGATAACTGATCGCATTCTTGCGGTGTAGTACGTATCTGCCATCCTGATGCTTGAGTAAGTAAAACAGATAATGCAAGTTCTTTCACATCGTTTTTATAGTTCTTAAATGTACTAGAACTGTCACAATATGAATCTCTTTCTATTTCAATTTCGTCATAATAAGATGCTTTTGTCTCGCCTATATAATAGTCGCCAGCAAGGACCATAGGAGAATATCCTAAAACGAAAAGCTGACTTACATATTGTTGGTTATTTACAATCTTTGACGCTGGCAATGCTGCTTGTGGTGGAACGACACGATGGCATCCAAGGACAACAGGAATAACGCCAAAAAGATCAATGGCGTTTGTTGCTCCTTCTATAGAATAGACTTCACTTTCAGACGGATTTGTTCCGCGCGTGCTAGCCGGAAGAGAAGGCGTATTTATAGGACATATAGCATTTACTGCGAGCATTCCTGCCGTAGTAACTGCCCCAGCAGCAATGCCACCCCAAGCAGTACCACCTAAACCTAAAAGTGTTCCACCATTTGCAAACATAGACATGCCTGCAACACCGCCACTAACAATAGCAGCAGTGATAATAACAGCTAATGTCAAAACTGTTCGAAGTGGATTCTTTCCTCCACCGCCTCCACCGCCTTGAGGAACTATTTTGTAAGTTACAATTTCGTTAGCTTTCGGATATGTTGTTTTCCAAAACTTTTCATCAATGTATGTGTCACCTATAAATGCATGGCCGCATGACCGTAATGCATGAGGAACGTTAAAATTGTCTAATCCTTCATGTACAATATCATAAAGACTCGTTCCTACAGAAGCAACTGTATCAATGCGTGTTTGCTTTAACGGATGTGGGCATCCATGTACTTGTATGAGATCATTCATATTTATAGTAACCCTCTATTCGGTGTGCCCAACATGAACGTGAAATTTTTTCAATGGTCGTTCCAATACCTTTTGATGTATGTAGCATAAAACCATCTTTGGTGTAAATGCCTATATGACAAGGCGTTTTGTAAATATTAAATAATACTAAATTTCCTTCTTTTAACATATCTTTACGGATAAAATGCCAATGTTCCATATTTCCACGTATAGCTTTGCTTACGCTAGATGTTGCATGTGGATCATCGTATGTGCTGATATATGTAGGAAGGATTATATTATAAATGTTTTTATACACAAGATAAACTAAACCCCAACAGTCACACCCAGTGGTGTCACGGCCCTTTGGCTTAAAAGGTATATCAATGTAATTGTTCCACCACATTAGAATAACCCTGGAAAATATGCTGGTGTAAAAGTTCCACTAGGAAAAGGCTCTTTGTCCATTAGGTCTATAGAAAGATCACCTGAAATTACCATTGAATCGTATGTAATTGAATCAAGACGAAAGTTAGGAAACGTAACCTCAACAGTATCAGGATGAGAAAACATTACAACTTTCATTGTAATATAAGGGGCCGTTTGAATTGTACGGATTGTTGTTACTAGATGACGAGATACATTATCTATTGATATTTGTGTTGTTGGAGCAGCATCGTCGATGTCATTTGGGAGATTTATATTAAACGGCATGAAAACATAATCTATTCCATTAGATACTGTTCCATATATAACTTCATCGATAGATGCAGATATTCTCTGCGTGGCATCTGATGAAATATATATTTTTTCTGTTAGCGTCTCATGTGATATTTCAAGAAGAATGATCGGATAATCACCAGTTTCCGACGCATAAAACGCTTTAAGCGCCTCAGATGATAAAGTCCTACTCATGGAAGCACCTCAAATGTTAACGTAACGTGCCATTGTCCGGGACACGCTTGTGATATAGCCATATTCTGTGACGTCACGATACGGCACTCTATAGATGTACCATCGCTAGGCAGGTTAAAAGTAAATCGTAAAGCTCCGTGCATTAATACATCAGAGAAGAAAGTCTTGAATGTTGCAAGCTGTGTTTGTGTAAAAGAAAATGTAGCTGAAAATGTCCAAGGCATTGAAATAGAACGTCTGCGTACCTTTGCAGGTCCAGCAGACATAGGCGATCTGATTAAATTATCTGGAATATTTTCAGCATAACCATTAACAAGCGGTAATGTTGGTAATGTCAAAGGCCATATTAACTCTGCCATATTATCTCCTTAATAGTTTTGGAGAGACACTATATTGAGATTTCATCGCACGGGCAGTTCCAGAACCGGCGCGTTTTATATTTTTAGCATTTATTTCGTCTATTATAATATCAATACGTTTTCCACCCTGTGGGTCTTCAGATACTTTTGCGTCAGCTTTTGTTTCAGGTGCATTGTTATTCACGACGATTGATATATTACCACCCGTTGATTCAACGCCTAGACGCCCGTTTGCGCCCCGCGTAAGGGGCATAACAGCTTCGGGTCCGGCCTCGGCAAATACGCCGCCCTGTGCGAACGTGAAGAGTTTTGGCGAGGTCTGCACGGTATTCGCATATGCATGAAGGGACGGGCTTTGGAAAACACCTCCGTTTGCTTGTGGCATCGGACCAGCAGCCCCTACAGCACTTACATTTCCATACCAAGCATTTGCCATAGATTGTCCAAATGAACCGAATAAGTCGCCAAGACCAGAAGCAAGTGGCTGTGTAATAGAAGCCTGTATCTGCATCCTAAGCATATCCCGGATAATGCTATCTGCAAAGTCACTAAATGATGCTTTTCCTGTCATGACAAAATCTGTAAGTGTATCTGTCATGTTAGAAAAAGCAGCTTGAACAGTATCACTTACATTCTCAAATGTCCATCCGATATTATCACTAGCCTTTTTAAGACCATCTTTCAATCCTGCGAGCCAAGGCTTTTCATAGCGCTCGGCCATGTCAGCTCGCCATTTATAAAACTCATCTGTAAGCTCTTTATTTCCTTCTATGTAAGCCTC